GAACTTGCTGGCTATTAACCATTGCACCGCTTATCTCATCTATTTCATTCTTTGTAGCCTGAGAGAAATTTATAAGACTTTCAGATAACTGAGCAGGCTGGTGCCTAACGATTGTCTGTACGTTTCCACCAAACTTTAATCCTCCTTCGTATGAGTTTATCTTTTTCATGTTGTTTATTTCAGTTTGAGTAGATACGTGCTCATCTCCAAAGAAATATTTATCTGAACTTATGTTTTTGGCCTGTGTTGCAATCTGAGAGTTAACATAATTATGAATTTTCTGTGAACCCTCAAGATGGTAAACAAGAGGAGTAGTAAAATCACCCTCCTCAGGATGCCAAAATGTTAACCCATCGTGATACGGAACAGGTAAATCATCTGTTGGGAAAAGACATGGTTTTTCAACATCAATCCCGTTAAGAATTCTTTTAAAATAAATACAGCTTACTTCACATGTTTTTGAAAATTCAGGCTTATCACCATATGCGTCAAACTTCATATATTCTATATCTGATTTTGATGCTTTCATCTCTTTATCATCAGCCGTCATCATATCTTTTCTTTTATATACACCGGTTTTTAGCAATATAAATTCTTCATCATGATAATCTCTATACCAGTAATCAATAAGAGTATTATTTTTATCGCTTATTTTCGAAGAATCTTTTAAATGAGGATATTTTAAAACAACTTCCTCCCTGTTTATCATCCTTTTTATTCCACAAAATTTACCATCAATTTTTGATGGGTGGGTTGCTGATCTATCCCAAAATCCCATCGCAGGGTCCTTGTGAAGTTTTATGATGGGTACAGAATTAAGCGTCATCATATTTTCACGCTCAAAATTCACTTCCACAAATGAATACCCGAACTCAAATGTCTTATCAAGACAATCACTCATAACATTTGTTATTTTCTTATTAAGAATAATACTAGAAAGAAGTAACCTAAAAGCATTTGTTTCTTCTACATTTTCCTGGGCTTCTTTATTGGTAGGAGAAATATCAAGAGAAAATTCAATTTCTTTCGATTGAGCCTTTGCCCTCTTAAGGTGCTTTATCATAAGATTAAATGTCAGATTCTCTTTGTTATTTGTCATTCTCTTTGTTGCAACGCCAGGGTCACATTGATCACCAGCCAAAGCAAATTTTATGAACTTTATGCCTCGTTCATTATTCCTGCTGTAATAGGATGACCATTCCTTAGCATTTTCAAGTATTGTTTTACAAGATACTTTTTTCATTTATTACTGCCTTTCTCTATTAACATTAAATGCTCTGACTGTACGATTCTTAAATATCTCTTTTGGGTCTTCAATTTGGCGTACATTACTTTTTCTGACCTTAGCCCATATCTCATCATCTTTTAGCTTAATATCCTCATCTTCGAATATCCTTAGAAACATATGAGGTACATTAAGATTAAACAGTCTCTGTAATAGTTCCTTATTTTTAAGATGAGTTTCATTACAGTAAATATTGAGTGGAATAATCGCTTTTTCAGTCTCAAGTTTTAATCTCTTTGATGATTCATCCGAAAGAACCTCAGATGTCTTTTTGATAAGTTCATCATCACTAAATTCTTTTGGATCAACTCCCATAGCAACAAGCTGATCAATAAGAGTGCATCGCAACTCGTCTGGCATAAATGGATTTTTCTTGGGAGGATTCTTTTTTAAATTTTCATCAACTGTTGTCATATATTTCTCCTAGGAAATAGTAATAGGTTCATAGTTTTGTAAAATTTCTTTTGGCTTCTCATAAAGAGAGTGATACTTAAGACATATGTACTGGAGTGCATCTGCAGGATGGCTATACTCATTCTTTTCTGGCATGTCCCTATATCTCTCGTCATTGTGAACTTGAACACGAGTGTAATAATAGCTGCCATTAAATCCTTGTCTTACTCTTATTGCCTTTGGTGAAACCATCATGCAAGGACGACCGCCTACCATCTTACGGAGAAAGAATGAGACGGCTTCTCGGCGGGGAGTGAAAGCATTCCTGTGAGCGGGTCTTGTCAATATTCCATGTTTTCTAAGAGTATCAAAACAGCAATTATTATCTGTTGGGTTCTTTGCTATACCGGCAGGATCGCCTTCACTGGCAAAGCTCTTTTTCCAGCCAGGATAATCACGGTTAAGTTTTGGAAGAACAATGTCCCCACAAAACTCATCAAGACCCATGTCTTCCGAACAAACCTCGTCAAGTACCATTAGATGACCATGCACTGACAATTGCACAATCACAATCGCTGGTGTTCTACCAAAGTCCCACCCAAAGCCAATCTCAGAAGACGGGCTGTATTGAATATTCTCAACGCAATGTATTTTGTCATTATATTCTGGATATACCCTTTTATTCTTTCTGACTATCCCATAATTACCGCAATATGAAACGTGTATCGTGTCGTCATTATGGTTTTCCACGAGCTTTAGCCAGTAATTAGGGTCTTGCTGATTTTGTACGTAATCAGCTTCATTATTATTTACATACGCCGTCCCATCCATAGATATTGAATGAGGTTTAGTACAGTCAAAGTTATGATCAGCAACTAACACAGCTGGCTCGTATTTATAGATTGATTGATTCCTGGGTTTCTGTATTTCGAATCTTTTATAAATCCAATGCTGTGAATCAGGGGGGTTTGTATCAGAAATGACACCAGTCCACGTAATTTTACATCCCATCTTTTTTGGAGGGTATCTATTAACGCGTTCCATTGCTTCTTCAAACAGTAACTCACTAAAAAACTGCAATTCATTAAAATATATTCCTGTCAATTCCAAAGATTTAAGCTTCTTTAAATCGTCATCATTTGCCAAAGGCAAAAACAAAACCTCAAGTCTCATATCTGCAACATTAATACTGTGACAAATTGGTGAATCGTATTTTATCTTTCCGTAAACATTCTCTGGGTACCAATCAAGCCATGTTTTTATAGTTGTGCTCTTAAGCTCAGGGTATGTACTCCTGCAGACTGCCCATCTGCTATAGCGTAAACCATCATCCGCAGGTTCTTGCTGAGCACCTCTTCTAAATATTTCGAGACAATTTGCAACACTCTTACCGCATCCTACAGGTCCTAGAAGCAACCTAACAAAATCATTGCTCAGGTGGTACCGGCTCGCTGTCTTTGTCGCGTTGTACGTTATTGCTGCCATTAAACCCCACGTTAAAGAACATCTGGAAAGTTTCTTTTAAATCCTCTGTTGTTAGCTCCATAGCCTTAAGTTTTGGAGCAACATACCCAGCCAACTCAGCGGTTGCATCCAATTTTATTCTGTCATTTGCACCTTTCTTTGCAAGACTTATAAGCTTCAAAAATGGGTTAAATCCAGCATCAGCACATATCTTTGCAACATCAAAATTTATTCTGTTTCTTGCGCCTGGCGGTCTTCCTGATGGATTTCCAGACTCGCCTTTCTTGAAGGCATGAGGCAAATGATGTATATCATGAGGCATGACTGTATAATTTCTGTAAAATTAGAGTTACTTTTTCTTTTTCATTTTATCTTTCTTCTCCATTACTTTTTCTTCCTTCATTTCTTTTTTCATTTTCTCTTTTTTCATGCCTTCTTTGCGTTTCATTTCAGCTTCTCCGAAATATTAACTTGGTCACATTTCCAGTAATTTTATTACTGGAAGTAAGAAAGACGTATACACCATAATATTTTGAATGTCAATATGGGTAATATAGGTAAATGTGAAAAATATTTACCATAGTCTATAAATAAGTGTTGATATAGGCGAACCAGTGTCGTATCATTGTTTTGTAAGATTTACTTTTATTTTTTATGTTTTCAATTTAACAGTAGGATACTTTAAATTACACCATTTCTTTACGGCGTATTAATAGGGGCAGGAATAATATGTTGTTTTGTAGTTTTTATTATTATTTTATATTTTATACAGTTTATTGCAGATCACATGAAGTAGGTATACTCACAATGACAAACACTGAATTTAAAACCATCAGAAAATCATTAAATCTGACACAGGCTCAATTTGCTGATATTTTGGGAAAAAGCAGGCGTCGAATACA